ATATTACCCTCACCAGTTCCTAAAATACAAGCTTGATCGCCTTGAGTAAATTCCAACAATGTCCAAGTTTTTGTTTTAGGATTCAGAGCAATAACAAACTTAGATGGTGATGTTGCTCCGTTAGGAAGAGCAGTTACTCCATTTAGAATGATTGTTGGCACTTCTCCATATTTCTTCACCAACTCAATAATACCATTTGTAGATGAACATTGAATTGGTTTTGATGCCCAATATATTGGTGCATCTTCTTGGGCAAATGCACTAAGCGGTAGCAGTAACAGCGCCCCCATTAGTAGTTTCTTCATTTTCTTTTTCCCATTGTGAGGTGAAGTCATCAATGGTTTCTACAAGAAGAGGCAAGTAATCATGCTTCTCTTTGATGAACTCTTGAACGGCTCCATCTTCCGTTACAACAAGAATCACAATCTGATTGATTTCGATTCCTGTCCGTTCTTCAAACATCTCTGCATATGCAGATGCTTGAATGTAATACTCAAGATTGTAATCGTCCTTACGTTCTGAACGAGATGTCTTAAAGTCAATAATAGATGGAATACCGTTATATTCTGCAATACAGTCTACACGACCGGCAACACGATATTTCTCACTCCAAAGTCCACACTCTTGGGCATATATTTTATTTATGTTACTTTGAAGTGTTGGTTTTAGTTGTGAGAACAAACACCAAGGCAGAAAGTCTCTACCTTCTTGTGTTACTTCAATGTTGTTAAGGAAATCTTCACACATATGGTGAACAGCAGTTCCACGAGATGCAGCAGTTCGCATAATGTGATTGGCAACATCATTACCTACACGATTACGCCACTCTTGCAATCCCTTTTGTTTGTCTTTGCGAACACCCAATACGGTTGTAATGGATGGATACAGTCCAGTAGGTGTTATATAGAAACGCTTACGGTTGACTGTTTTAGTAGATACCTCTGGGATATCTACTGGTACATGATTAAACATAATATAGTCCTCTTAGTTGTTAAACTTTTTTACCACCACGGCGCCACACTTCTGCAGCTGGAACACGAATCATTCTTTTATTCGTTTCGTTCTTATTTGGGTTTGGAATAGTCAACATGACATTCTTACCCTTCATAAATGCAGCGAGTTGATTGTCTAGTCTGTCACTACTCTGCATATAATCTCTACGAATTGCTTTTACTGTAGAACGAGCAACACTGTCTCTTTGTCCTTTTGAGACTTGATGTGCTCTTTGTTTTTTCTTACCCATTTTCCTGTTCTTTCTTAATCTTACTGATAAGGTATTCTTTAACCATACCAGAGCGAACAATGTCACCCAATGTAAATTCAATATTTGAGAAAGACTTCATTCCTCTAAGAATACTCATAAAGTGTTTGATGCCTTCTTTTTCTACACTCTTCTGCAAGTCAGATTGAAAGAAGTCACCACAGAACATAATCTTTGAATCCATACCGACACGAGTGATGATTGTGTCCAGTTCATGGAAGTTTAGATTCTGTGCCTCATCAACAATGATGATTGCATTATCTAATGTTATACCACGCAAAAAGGAAGTTGTCAAGAACATTAACGAACCTTGATTCTTCAGTCTGTCGTACAGAATGTTGAATGCAGTTTCATTTGGTTGTTCAAACATAAACTTTACCATGTTCTGATAAGGAACTTGGAACAACGCTGTTTTATCTTCTTCATCGCCTGGCAGAAAACCAATCTCACGAGTTGGTACTGCACTACGAACAATATATACACAATCGTATTTTGATTCATTTCTCAATACCTCTTGTAGTGCCATATACAGTGTAATAAAAGTTTTACCAGTACCAGCAGCACCATATAAGAAAAGGTTCTTTCCTGCTTTGTAGTCTTGGAATGCTATTTTCTGATTATCAGTAACAGCACTTACAGAAACCATTTGGTCAATGCGAATATCTTTTGCTTTTGCCATTAATCTTTACTCCATTTTTTACGGTGTTTATTTACCACTTCTCTTGTCTTAATATCTTTAATGGACTTTTTACCATACCGATCTGCGAGTGGACTGTCTGGGTATTTCTCTGCTGTTTTTGCAAAAACCTCATCCAAACCACCACCAGGCTTTACACCACCACTACCTAGTCCACCAACAATTGCTGGGGCAGTGATCAATCTTTCTAAGTGGGGATTATCTTCTTTGAACTTGTCTAGTTCTTTCCAACTCATAAAATGAGTTTCCACATCACCACTATCTTTATTTACAAAATCATAATTTGGCATTATTTACATTCTCAGTTAATTCTTTGATCCTATTTAGTAGTGCATAATAAGATGCAGTCATCTCTTTAAGGTCATGTTTTAGTGCTTCGTTTTCTGCTGTCAAATTTGCAACCTTTGCCCTAAGTTCAGGCAGTTCGTAATCCCACTTGTTCATACCAATTCGGTGCTCCTCTTTTAGTCCATTTCGCCAAATGTTGTTTGTACTTTATATAGTAATTTCGATAAGAAATAACTGAACATACATCCTTAACATCATCAGGCATTGCTGGAGTTGGTTGTGTGAATTCCCCTTCTGGAATATTCATAGGAGGCAGTGCAAGTGCCTCATGCAATTTACGGTAACTCTCATGCGGCACATCTTTATTGTAACGATACATAAACTCATCGTTTAGATGTGTCCATAATTTATAGAGATATTCATAGTTCTCTCTTGATTGTCGAACCCAAATACCACTAGGGTGATTTACATGAGATGCCTTGTATAGAACTTGTTCAAGATTAGAGTTCAGTTTCCATCGTTTAATCTTGCGTCCATTTGCAGTCTTACCATAATACTCTTCTCCATCCAATACACGATGTGCAGTAGACATAAGTTGAGCATACTCAATAATCATTTTACTTGCATGACTGTCAACGTGCATCTTTGCACACTCATCGACATAGTTACTCAAATAAAATATGTTCATCGTTCCCACCTATAAAAGATATGATCCTCAATCTCAACAGTCTTTGTTTTGGTTTCTGCCCACGCAGGTCGAACATAGTCGGCATGGTAGTGGGTTGCACCTTCAGTAATATCTAATATCTTTATACTACCATCAACAATGGAATTTGTCAATACTAATATGTCTTGAAATAGTTCTTTATTTTTTGGAACATCAGATTTACCATCACAATACCAACTGAATTGACAACGATTACGAACTGGAATCATTTCACCAGTTCCTTTCCATGATGGACGATGTGGGCCTTCCATAACAACATCACAGATAGTATTTGGAAAACGAGAATCGTTTACACGATTTATTGTAACAGACGCAACAGCAAGTTGTCCTGCTGTTGGTTGATTTCGTGCCTCATGATAAATGTTTTGAGCAAGACAATAAGATTCTACTTGATAAAGTTCATCTAATTGTCCTTTTGTAAGGTCAGTAACATCAACAGTGTGACCATGAAAGGTCAACATTGTTCCCAAGAATAATTCTTTTAACATCTAACGTCCTTAAAATGGGATTTTATTATTTATTGATGCCTGTTCTGCCCGATACTCGGCCTCTGCCTGCATCATATCATATTCACCATCAACACCGTTCAGAATCTCTTCGGCATACTCACCGAAATGAATTCCAAACTTCTCTTTTGCTTTTGTTATGATAACAGGATAAGTCTCAGTTAATTGACCATCCTTATCATAGAAGTCGTAAACAAAGTTTTCAACATCCATCATCATATCTTTTACTGCACCCATTATATACTCCTTTGTTCAAAAAGTGTTTCAACTAAATTTTCTATCATTTCATCAATGACGGTTTGTCCAGATATGCCATACTTGTCTACCGCATTCTGAAAATCACTGATAGTCATTGATTCTACCTCATCAAGAATAGACTCTTTGACTTGTTCATTCACTAGGTTACTCATTATACAATCTCCTCAAAACCAGCAAACGCAACACGATACTTGGTAGTTCCGAACAGCATCTGATCGTTTACAGAAGTAGAACGCAAACCATACTCAACTCCACCCTCTACAGGAAGAGAAGCCATGACAGTAACATCTTCAGAGAAGTCACCGTTCTGAATTACCTTACCATCAAACTCAAAGACTTGTGGTTTACTCCAAGAACCTTCGATGTTCTGTGTTTTCCGAAAGGCATATTCCAATGCCATATCAGCAGAAAACTCATCTGGAACTTTCACAAACGCAACAGTGCGAGGTGAATCTTCAAACGCAGTGTGAA